GAAGGTCTTGAGTTTGAGCGGGTCGCCCTTGGCCTCGACAAATTCGGTGGCAAGCTGGCCCCAGGTTGCGTTAGGGCTGTAGCTGTAGGCCGCCCACAAGTGGAACCCGATCATCCCCGGCTTGCTGGCCGTGGCCGTTGCGCGCCATTCGCCGCGCTCGATCATGTCGTATTTCTGGCTGTGCTCGATCGTGGCGCCGCAATGCTCGCAGACGTAGTAAGCCTCTGCCGGCTTGCCTTTGGGCCACTGAATCCCGGACCAGCGCAGGTGTTGAAATTCGCCGCAGTGCGGGCATGGCACGAAATACCGGCGCTGGTCGGTCTGAGCAAACATGCTCTCGACGCGGCTGACGCCCTTGATGGTCGGGGTGCTGCCCGCCACGATCTTGCGGTTCCAGAAATACTCGGAGCGCCGGATGCCCAGCTTGATCTGGTCGCCCTCGGCGCCTGCGCTTGGCGGGTAGCCGTCGATCTCATCGAACAGCACGACGCGGCGGGACACGCGCCGGAATCCGCGCGGGCTGTTGGCTCCGACCATGCTGAGCGTGCCGCCTGGGAATGACTTCGCCAGGATGGTGTTCGCGCTGTCCTTGCTTTTGGACTCAGCGACCAGCCCGGCCACGAGCTGGCCCAACGCGCCGAAGACTACGGCACTGACCCGCTGCCCGAGGGCGTGGTGCTGCTCACGGCCGGCACCGACGTGCAGCAAGACCGTCTTTGCTCTGAGGTGGTGGGCTGGGGCGCTGGCGAGGAAAGCTGGTCGATCGATTACATTGAAACCTATGGCGATCCTGCACTGGACGACGTCTGGCGGCTTCACGACTCCAACGTGCTGAACCGGATTTACAACCGCGCCGACGGCATCCAATTGAGGGTGGCCCGCTGCTGCGTTGACACTGGAGGCCATGCCACGGCGGCGGTCTATGAGCAGGTCAAGGCGCGGCAAGCTGGCGGCGTGCTGCTTGGCATCAAAGGCGTTCCTGGCGAGGGAAAGCCGATAATCGGCAACCCTACGCGCAGTAACCTGGCGAAAATCCCGCTGTTCCCCGTCGGCACGTTCAGCGCCAAGGATTTGGTGATGGGAAGACTCAAAATCACAGAGCCTGGCCCCGGATATTGCCATCTGCCAACACGCTACGGCCCAGATTTTTTCAAGGGAATTACGGCAGAGGAGGTCCGGGTAAAGTATTCGCGCGGGTTTCAGGTTCGTGAATTTTTCAAGGTGCACCAGAGGAATGAACCGCTCGACTGCCGTGTGTACGCGACCGCAGCATTCGCCAGTCTAAACATTCGGATTGACGACCTGGTGGCAGCGCTAAGCACTGCGCAGCCGGAGCCAGAAGGCAGGCGTATCAGAGGACAAATAAACACGGCCATGAGCCACAGCAACGCAGGGTAAAAGATAAACAATGCCCGTGCGCTGGTAGAATTGCCCAACAACCATCGCCGAAACCGAGACCATGCCTTCAATGCTTGAAGCCAAAATAGCCCAGCTGGCCGAAGTGCGGACGGCGATTTCAGCCATTCTGACCCGTGGACAAAGTTTTTTGGTCATGGATGGCGGCGCGCAGCGTCAACTCACCCGGGCCAATCTCAAAGCACTAGAAGAACGCGAGCGCCGCCTGGAGCAAGAAGTCGCCCGCCTTGAGCAGGCTGAGGCCACGGGCGGCGGCATCCGCGTCAACCACGGGTTTTACGAATGAGCGGCCCCTACGTACAAACCCCAGAGGGCAGCCGCTTTGGCGGTCTTATTTTGCCCCGAGAAACACTGGCAAGCATTGTTCGCCATGAGGTGGGCAGCAGCTACGGCAGCGTGAGCCCAAGAAACAAAAACACCATCGGCTGGAATGCCAGTGCTGGCAGCGCCGACGCTGACACCATCCCCTACGCATCCCCGCTATCGTGGCAAGCCCGTGACCTAGATAGAAACAGCCCGCTGGCGTCCGGTAGCCTGGACACTATTTGCGACAATGTGGTCGGAACCGGCCTGCGCCCACAGTCCACCATTGACCGCAAAATACTTGGACTGACCGAAGACGAGGCAAACCAGTTCCAGACCGAGGCCGAGCGTTTTTATTTTATGTGGGCGAACAGCAAAGACTGCGACGCCACCCGCCAGAGCACATTCTGGGAAATGCAGGCGTTGGTGCTGCTGAACACCATGCTGAGCGGCGACGTCTTCAACGTGCGCCGGTACAAAGAACGCCCTGGCAGCGTGTTCGGCACCTGCCTGCAGATGGTCGAATCTGACCGCTGCGAGACCCCACCCGAGCGCCAAGGCACCGATGGCCGCGTGGTCGGCGGTGTTGAGACCGACGCCGACGGTGAGCCGCTGAAATACCACTTTCTGAAAAGCCACCCGGGCGACGCCTACCTGCGCGCCAAGCCGCTGGCCGCCCGCGAATACACCAGCGTGAACGCCTACGACGAGCAGGGCTTTGCGCTGTGCCTGCACCACTACGCCAAGCGCCGTCCCGACCAAAAGCGCGGCATCAGCATCTTGGCCCCGGTGCTTGAGCAGTTCAAAATGCTTTCGCGCTATACGGAAGCAGAGCTGAGCGCAGCCGTCGTGTCGGCCATGTTCAGCGTGTTCGTCAAGACCGGCCTGCCTGCAGCTGGCGGCCTGCCCGGCACCATCCCCGGAATGGTCGGCGGCAACCAGGTCACGCCCAAGGGCAACGGCCTGACCAAGCTGCAAAGCGGCATGATTGTGGACTTGGCCCCCGGCGAAGACGTGACATTCGCAAATCCAAATCGTCCTAACGCGGCGTTTGATCCTTTTACTGATGCCATCTACAAGCACATCGGCGTCGGCCTGGGCCTGCCCAAAGAGGTCATGCTCAAGAACTTCGTGAGCAGCTACAGCGCCAGCCGTGCTGCCATCATGGAAGCATTCAAGATGTTCAAGCGCCGCCGCCAATGGCTGGTGGCCAGCTTCTGCCAGCCCACCTACGGCTGGGTCATCAGCGAAGCCGTGGCCCGCGGCTACCTGCGCGCACCGGGCTTTTTTGACGACCCCATGCGCCGTGCGGCCTACCTGGGAGCGACTTGGCGCGGAGTGCCGCAAGGTCAGTTAGACCCTTTAAAAGAAGCGAAAGCCGCCCGCGAATGGATGAGCATCGGGGCCACCACGCTCCAGCAAGTCACCGCCGAGCAGTTCGGCACAGACTGGGAAGACAACATGGACCAAGTCGCCCGCGAGCGCACGCGCATGGCAACCCTGCCTGCCGACCCGCTAGCTCCCGTGCAGGCTTCAGAAGAACCCGAAGACCAATGAACAAGGAGTGAATCATGGTAATTGAGTGGATGCAAAAATTCATTGACGGACGCAGCCCGATTGGCGTTGCCGTCAGCACTGAAAACCCCCTTCCAGTCACGCTTGGCGGCAGCAGCCAAGGCGGCCCCTGACTGACGATCAGCTGCGTGCATCGGCCTTGCCACTGCCCACCGGCGCGGCCACAGACGCAGTCCTGCAAGCCGTGCGCGACCGCTTGCCATCAACTCTTGCCGGCGGGCGTTTGAGCGTCGAGCCGATTCCTGCGCTGGGCGCTGCCCGAGTTGTTGCAGCAGGCGCAGCAAGCGCATCTGTGGCGCTCACGGCATCCGGCTCCGGGCTGTCAAGCTCACGGCCCGAGGCACTGACGTGCGCTTTGCAATCGGCGCATCGCCGCAGACCGCGACAGTTACAAGTCACTACCTGCCGATGGGCGCGTCGCTCACTGTGCGCGTCGGGGCAAGTCAAGTCGTAGCGGCCATGTCCGACATCGCAGGCGTTGTAGGCTCCCTCGAAATCACGGAGCTTGTGTGATGTTTGATATTGCTCAATCGGCACCAGCACTGCCCGCGCAAGCGTGGGTGTTTGATGGGCGGGCAACTGCTCGGCTTGCAAGCACGCTCAATCTTGCTCGCGGATCGCACACGCTCAATCCCCTGGGCGTTGCGGGTACATACACGACGAGCGCCAAAATCACGCTGGCGATCGGCGCGACGCTCACAGTCAACGACCATCGGTTCGCGGCCAACCCGGCCACGCTCGCTGGCTCTCTCACGATGTCGGATAAGTCGTGGCTGCACGCCGGGCCAGTCGTCTATGCGGGGGCTATGGGCCACGGCGCTATCGTCACGCTGCTCCAGGACACCTTTTACACGTCTGCCGGACGTGTGACGCAAGCGGGCGCAGTGTCGATTGCTGGGAAAGCATACTTGTCATCATCTGCTGGCACTGTGCTTGCCGTGTCCGGTGCCATCACGGGCACTGGTACGCTCAACATCGTGCGGGCACCCGGTGCGCCGAACTCGTCTGTGGGGATCAGCCATGCGTTCGGGCGCATCCGGCTTGAGTCTGCTGGCAACACATACAGCGGAGGCACCGTCATCGTGCAGACGGGAGCAAGCTGGGCGGGGCTGTCAGACACCAATCAGGTTTGGGCCGCAAGCCTCGGGCCTGGCAACGTCACCCTTGGCGGCACGGGATGGGGCGGGCAAGCTGCACTGACGGCGCTCGCTCAGAACATCACGGCAGCGACCGCGATCATTAATTTTGGAACGTCTGGCCACGTTGAGTACTACAGCAGCTTTGACCTTGCAGGCTTTAGCCAAGCGGTCGGCGGCATTGCGACGATGGCTGTCAACGCGGGCACGCCGAATTGCCAGATCATTTCTGCGACGGGCACGCCGGTGCTCAAGATCAACACTGCATCGGGACAGTCGTACACATACGGCGGCAAGATCACAAACGCCATCGCGCTCGTCAAAAACGGCGCGGGCACGCAAGTGCTGTCCGGCGCGAGTACGTACACAGGCGGTACGACGATCAATGCGGGCACTCTCACGCTCGCACACGCGCAAGCGCTGGGCACAGGGCCGGTGACTGTCAACGCGGGCGCAACGCTCAACCGGGGCGGGGTGACGATTGCCAACACGGTCATTAACAACGGCGGGACGGTGATTTGACTCGCGTCTATCTCGCATTTCGCCGCACCTATCGCACCGGCGCGAGCTGGCCAGAGCGTTTTTTCTGCTGGCTGATTCGCGCCCGGCTTGTCAGTCGCTGGTGCCACGGCGGCATGGTCATCGACGGGTGCCTGTACACATCACCTTGCAGAAGGTAAACCGCTGCCAAGTACCAAAAAAACCGTCCGGGGTGTAGAATCCGCGAAACACCCCGGCCCCCCATATGAAACGAGCACTTTCCGCCGTCCTTGCCCACAACTGGGCCATCACGCCCGAGTATCTGGAAATCATTGCCAGCACTGCCGAGCGTGAGAACGAATACGCAGGCAACATCGAGGCGCTTCAAGCCAAGCTGGGCCGCCCGCTGGGCAACACGATGACCGCTACCGTGCGCGATGGCGTGGCCATCCTGCCGGTGGAGGGCCCGCTGTTTCGCCGGGCCAACATGATGACCGAATACAGCGGGGCGACCAGCTACGACACGCTGGCCCGCGACTTCGCGCAGGCCGAAGCCGACCCGATGATCAACGCCCACATGCTGGTGATCGACAGCCCCGGCGGCGAGGTCAACGGCGCCAGCGAATTCGCCGCCATGGTGTCCACCGCCAAGAAGCCCGTCTGGGCCTACGTGGGCGGCACGGGTGCCAGCGCGGCCTACTGGATCGCCAGCGCAGCCGACAAGATCGTGGCCGCCGACACCGCGCAGCTCGGCAGCATCGGCGTGCAGGCGGGCTACACCATGCGCGACGGCAAGCCCGGCGAAAAGTCCTACCGCTTCGTGTCCAGCCAGTCGCCCATGAAGAACGCCAGCCCCGACACCGACGCTGGGGCCCGGCAGATTCAGGCCAACGTGGATGCGCTGGCGCAAGTGTTCGTGGACGCCGTTGCGAAGAATCGCAACACAACCAGCGAGGATGTGATAAACTCAATGGGACAAGGCGCAGTATTTGTCGCCGCCGAAGCTCAAGAGCGCGGCATGATCGACAGTATCGGCACCTTTGAAAGCACCCTTCAATCGCTGAGCGAGGAGCTGAAAAGCATGGATTACACCAAACTGAACGTCGCAGCCCTGACGGAGCACCGCGCCGACCTGGTGGCGGAAATTCAGGCCGCCGCCATCGCTGGCGTGGAGCAGGTCGACAAAGACGCCATCCGCGCCGAGGGTGCAGCCGCCGAGCGTGAGCGCATCGCTGGCCTCGAAGCCCTGGCCATGCCCGGCACCGAGGACTTGGTCGCCAAGTTCAAGGCCGACGGCACGCAGCCCGCACAGGCTGCCATCGAAATTCTCAAGGCCGCCAAGGCTGGAGGCACGGCACAGCCCGGCGCAGCCGCCCACCTGCAGGGCCTGAAAACGACTGAAAACGCGCTGCAACCCCCAGCGGCTGGCACTGGCGAAGACGCCAAGCCGACCGACGAGGAAGCAGCATCGGCCGCAATCGCACTGGCCCGCAAGGCCGGAATCGACGCTTAACCGGAGGCTTACGCCATGACCACCAATTTCCAGCCGGCCTTCAACAATGCCGCCGGTTCTTACACCCCAGACAACCTGCTGGGCGGCGATCTTCGCGCCGTCACCGAGTCCATCATTGTGGACACCGGCAACCTGACGCGAGGCACTTTGCTGGTGAAAACCGGCACCAAGTTCGTCGCCAACGCTGCAGCCGCTGACGCCACCAAGGTTTACGCCGTGCTGGCCGAAGACGCCGACGCCACCGCCGCCGAAAAGACCACCGTGGCTTACGTCACCGGCATGTTCAACGTCACCGCGATGACGCTGGGCGCGACGCTTGCCGAAGTGCAGGACATCCTGCGCGACAAGGGCATCCACCTCAAAACCAACCAGGCATTCTGATCGGAGCACCACATGGACTTGTACAACACCGCTTTCTTGAACCGTGTGGTGGACGAGCTGTCGCCAGCCCCCACCGTTTTCCTTGACCTGTTCTTTCCTGAAGTGCTCACGCACGACACGGAAGAAGTCTATTTTGACAAGGTCACCGACAAGCCGCGCCTGACGCCTTTCGTGCACCCCCTTCACGAAGGCAAGGTCGTGGACGGCCCCGGCTACATCACCAAATCGGTGAAGCCCGCCTACCTCAAAGACCTGCGCGTGCACAACCCGCAGAAGGCCTTGAAGCGCCGCGCTGGTGAAGCCCTGACCGGCAGCCTGACGCCCGCACAGCGCCAGCAAGCGAACGTGGTTGCCGACCTGGCTGACCAGTCGCGCATGTTCACCCGCCGCATGGAAGTCATGGCCATCGAAGCCATCCGCGACGGCAAGGCCACCATCATCGGCGAAGGCTTCAACGCCGTGATCGACTTCGGCCGCGACGCCAGCCTGACCGAGACCTTGGCCGGCGCTGAAAAGTGGAACCACAGTGTTGACGTGGACATCCCGCAGAACCTGGAAGACTGGAGCCAGCAGATCGCCGACTTTGACGGCACAGTTGAAGCCGTCATCATGGACGTCAAGGCCTGGAACTTGATGCGCAACAACACCAAGGTCCAGAAGCTGCTCGACATCCGCCGCGGCGTGGCTGACACCAGCCTGATCATCGAGCCCGCCATGGCCGTGAAAGCTGGCGTGCAGTACAAGGGCATGCTGGGCAACTTCCCAATCTGGGTCTACACTGGCAGCTACATCGACCCCGCTGACGGCCAGACCAAGAAGTACATGCCCGACAACACCGTGGTGTTGGCTGGCCGCCGTGTCGAAGGTGTGCGCCACTTCGGTGCCATCATGGACGTGGACGTGCTGGTGGCCCGCGAGCGCTACTCGCAGTCTTGGGTCGAGCGCAACCCCAGCCGTCGCATGCTGATGCTGGAGTCGGCCCCGTTGCTCGTGCCCTACCGCCCCAACAGCTCGATGAAAATCACCGTGGCCTGATAGCCCGGCAGCAGCAGAAAAGGCCGGGCAACCGGCCTTTTCTTTCACCTGAAACCCTGGAGCCCCTCATGCAAATCAAACTCATCCAATCCATCCGCGCCAACGGCCAGCAACACCGCCCGCCTGCCGTCGTGGACACTAAGGCCATCGGCATTTCTGACGCCGAAGTTGACGTGCTGGTGCGCTCTGGCGTGGCCATGATCGTGGCCGAAGCCGCCGAAGCCCCAGAAGCCGAAGCACCCGCAGCCGAGCCAGAAGTCATCGTGCCCGAAACCGTGGCCGAAGCCACCGAAGCAGCCGAGCCCGAGCCAACACCGGAGCCAGCCCCCGCCAAGCCCGCCAAGAAGCGCTAACCCGCATGGCCGTCGAGACCGCCGAAGACCTCGCCGCCATGTTCCACCCCGACGACTTCGGGGTGCCCATGATCGCGTACATTGCCGGCGCAGCAGTGCCGTTTGACGGCGTGCCGACGACCGGCTACGTGGGCGAGGAACCGGGCAGCACGGCCACCGTCAGCATGATGGTGCCGCGCATCATCGCCATCAAAGCCGCTGTGCATGACCTGGCGCAGAATGACGAAATCGAACTGCCCAGCGGCCAGCGCGTGCTTGTCAACGACATGCATTACAAGGGCGAGTTGATAGTCATACACTATCACGAACACTGGTAAACCATGCACCACCGGCAACGCATCCGAGTCGCCCTGGCCTCGCGCTTGCTGGCCGCCAACACGCTGGCCGGCCCGAACGTGTTCACCAGCCGCGCCCGCCCGGTGCTTGAGATCCTGCAGAAGCGCGAGGCCGTGCTGTCGGTCTACACCGCCGACGAGTCAAGCCAGCGCGCGACAGACGGCTACCTGCTGGAGCGCACATTGACCGTCAGCGTCGAGGGGCTGGCCGGCGGTGGTGATGACCTCGATGACGTGTTGGACACCTTCGCGCAGCAAGTCGAGGATGCCGTGAACACCGACCCCACGCTGGCCGCCCTGCTGACCGACGAGCTGGTCCTGACGGCCAGCACATCAGAAATCACGGCGCGCGGCAACCAGCAGGTGGGCGCGTTCCGCCTTGATTTTGAGTGCAGCTATCTGACCGAGCGGGGCGTCGATGCCAACCTCGGACCCGAGCCACCGGTGCCAACGCAGATCACCACATCGGTGCTGCCCACGGCAGATGCCTACACGCCCGCCGTCAACGGCATCCGGCCCTCCACCATTGAGCACGGCGCCGTGTCGCCTGCCCGCCAACCGCTGGCCGATGAGCAGCCTTGCGCAGACGGCAGCTGCGAGGTGCCTGCCTGGACCGGCGACCAGCCATGACCGCGCGCACCCAAGGCTTTGACGACCTCGCGCTGCCCGATCTGGAGCGCAGGCAAGCGAACGCAATCCGTTTCGGCACCGTGTCGGCGGTGGACTTGGCCGGCGCCCGCTGCAAGGTCCGGTCGGGCAACATCGAAACCGCCTGGCTGCCGTGGCTCGCTGGCCGAGCGTCCGGCGCGAAACGCCGCTGGGACCCGCCCGAGGTGGGCGAGCAGGTGGCCGTGATCAGCCCCGGCGGCGACCTCGCGCAAGGGCTGGTCCTGCCCGGCGTCTACCAGTCAAACGCAGCCGCGCCATCGGCCAGCGCCGACAAGGACCGCACGGTCTACGGCGACGGCACCAGCGTGGAATACGACCGGGCCCTGCGCCGCTTGCGCGTTGACTTCGGCGGCACCAGCATCAACGCCACACCGTCCGCGATCACGCTGACCGTCGGCGGCGTCTCGCTGGCCGTGTCGGCATCGGGCGTGGCGATCAGCGGAGGAAGCGTCACGCACAACGGCACGAACATTGGCGACACGCACACCCACGGCGGAGTGGCGCCGGGCCCAGGAAACACAGGAGCGCCCAACTGATGAACGGCATCAACGCCAACACCGGCAAGTCGCTGACCGGCGCCGACCACATCAAGCAGTCGATCCGCGACATACTGACCACGCGCATCGGCACCCGAATCATGCGCCGCGATTTCGGCAGCCGCCTGCCCGATCTGGTCGACAACCCCATGAGCGAGTTGCTCAAGGCCGAGCTTTTTGCGGCCACTGCCGAGGCGCTGGCGCGCTGGGAGCCTCGCTTCCGACTGGACCGCGTTTACCTGGATTCAGCAACACCGGAAGGGCGCATACAGTTGACCCTGGAGGGTAGAATACTGGTCAACGCCGAGCCCATCCGGCTCGAAGGAATCGAGATCAGCTGACCATGGCAGGCGCATTCACCACCGTCAATCTCTCGGAGCTGCAGGCGCCGGCCGTCGTAGAAACGCTGGACTACGAAGCGATCCTGTCCGCCATGCTGGCCGACCTGCAAGCGCGCGACCCCGTGTTCACCGCGCTGGTCGAAAGCGACCCGGCTTACAAGATCCTCGAAGTCGCCGCCTACCGCGAGCTGCTGATCCGCCAGCGCGTCAACGACGCCAGCAAAGCCGTCATGCTGGCATTTGCCACCGGCGCAGACCTCGACCAGATTGGTGCGAACTACAACGTCGCGCGTCTGACCATTGACCCCGGCAATCCCGTTGCCGTGCCGCCCGTGCCGCCGACGCTGGAGACTGACGAGGATTTTCGCAATCGCATCTTGCTGTCGCTCGAAGGCTACACCACCGCTGGCAGTGTGGGCGCCTACCAGTTCCACGCGCTGAGCGCAGACGGCGACGTCAAGGACGTGGGCGTGGCCAGCCCGCCACTGGTGCCCGGCCAGGTCAACGTGTCGGTGCTCAGCAACACCGGCGACGGCACGCCCGACGCGGGACTGATCGCCACCGTGCTGGCAGCCCTGAACGCCGAAACCGTGCGCCCGCTGTGCGACACCGTGATTGTGCAGGCCGCCGAGGTCGTGGACTACGCCATCACCGCCGTGCTCAAGACCTACCCCGGCTCCGGCCAGGAGGCCGTGCTCAGCGCCGCCATCAGCGCCGCCACCAAATACGCCGCCGACATGCACCGCATGGGCCGCGACATCACGCGCAGCGGCATCTTTGCCGCCCTGCACCAGCCCGGCGTGCAAAACGTGGCGCTGTCATCGCCCGCCGCAGACATCGTGATCGGCTGGAATCAGGCCCCGTGGTGCACGGCTGTCAACGTCACGCTGGGTGGCACCGATGAGTGACCCCACACTGCTGCCCGCCAACGCGAGCCCGCAGGAGCGCGCCATTGAAGCCGCCATCGACCGCATGGCCACGCCAGACGCATCCGGCATTCGCGCCCAATGGAACCCGCAGACCTGCCCCGAAGACCTGCTGACCTGGCTGGCGTGGGCCTACAACGTGGACGAGTGGGACGCCAACTGGCCCGAGACGGCCAAGCGCCAGACCATTGCAGACAGCATCGAGCTCCACCGCCGCAAGGGCACCGTCGACAGCATCCGGCGCGTCTTGCGCAATGCTGGCTACGGCGAGGCCCAGATTTTCGAGGGTCAATACGGCGAGCTCTACAACGGCACCTTCACGCACAATGGCTTCATCACCCACGGCGACAACACCGACTGGGCAGAATACCGCGTGGTGCTGGAGCGTCCCATGACCAACACCCAGGCCGAACAGGTGCGGCGCATCTTGCGCTACACCGCCCCGGCCCGCTGCGATCTGGTGTCGCTGATCTACACGGCAGTGCAGCACACCTACAACGGCGTCATCACCTACAACGGAACCTTCAACCACGGCACGGCATAAAACATGGCAAACCTACCCGAACTCAATGAATTCACGACTGGCATCTACCAGATCGAAACCAGCGACCCAGTGCTGGGCGGCGTGGACGGCATCACGAACGTGCCGCTCAAAGCGCTGGCCAACCGCACCAAATGGCTCAAGGCGCAGGTCGACGCGCTGAACCTCGAAATCGAAAACGCGATCGACGACGCTTACGTGCAGGCCGAGCTCAACAAGCTGTCCTACAAAGCCCCGGTGCTGGCCGTTACCACCACCAACATCACTCTGTCTGGCCTGCAAACCATCGACGGCGTCTCGCTGGTGGCAGGCAACCGCGTGCTGGTGCGGGCGCAAAGCACGGGCTCGCAAAACGGCATCTGGCTGGCGCAGACCAGCGCCTGGGTGCGCGCCGACGACATGAACGCCGACAGCGAGATTCAGCCCGGTGTGGCCGTTGTCGTCAGCGGCGGCAGCATCTACGCCGACACCATCTGGACGCTGACCAGCGACGGCACGATCACCGTGGGCACCACCGCGCAGACCTGGCGCTGCCTGACGGAAGACACGGCGCTGCTGGGCAACCCCACCGCCCCCACCGCCGCACCGGGCACCAACACACCCCAGCTGGCCACCACCGCGTTTGTTGTCGGCCAAGCTGGCACCGCCACCCCGCTGGCCGACGGCACCGCCGCTGTGGGAACCGCCACCCGGTTTGCGCGTGATGACCACCGGCACCCGACGGACGCTACGCGCGCGCCGTTGGATAGCCCCGCGTTCGTGGGCGTGCCTACCGGCCCGACGGCTGCGCCTGGGACAGCCACCACCCAGCTGGCGACCTGCGCGTTTGTGGCGGCATCGTCATCCCCGGCACCGGCTGCGGCGAGCGAAACCGTGGCTGGCGTGGTTGAGCTGGCCGATGCCACCGAAGCCGCTGCGGGTACGGACAACGCCACGGTTATGACGCCGCTGCGAACGGAGCAGCACATGCTGGCGAACGCGCTGGGGTGGGGGCAGACGTGGCAGACATTCAACAGCTCACAGCGAATAACCGGAACCACTTACCAGAACACAACAGGGCGTCCGATAATGGTCAACGTTGTCACGGCAGGTCGCGGCGGCGATGTTTTTGTTGGCGTGACAATCGGAACGCTGGTGCGCGCGGCTGGCGCAGCGTCGGACGGCGCGGGCGACGGCAACGTTCGCTATACACATTCGGTCATCGTGCCGGACAACCACTTCTACCGATCTGAAGGCGGCACTATCAACTACTGGGCGGAGCTTAGATAATGGAACACGGATTTTTTCACCCAACACGAGGCTACTGGCAAGCCACCGGCGAGCCGTCTGCCGACATTCTGGCGGCCTACCCCGAGGGCACGCGCGCCGTACCGCTGAAACCCGGAGCGGATCATGATTGGATCGACGGAGCATGGGTGCATGTGCCCCCCGCACCAACAATTGCCGACATCACCACCGCCGTGCAGGCCCACTTAGACGCAGCCGCACGCGCTGCGGGCTACGATGACATTCGCTCGGTTGTGACCTACGCTGACGAGCCTGCTGTGCCCAAGTTCCAAGCCGACGGCCAAGCCTTCCGGGCCTGGCGCTCGCTGGTGTGGGCGAAGTGCTACGAGCTGCTGGCCGCTGGCAAGCCGCTGACCGCCGCTGCGGTTATCGCACAGCTTCCCCAGTTATAATCTGCCCATCCCCCCTAGGAGCCCACGAAAATGTCTGAAAAATTCCTGCACGGCGTCGAGGTTGTCGAAATCAGCGACGGCCCGCGCCCCATTCGCACCGTGCGCTCCGGCGTCATCGGCGTCATCGGCACCGCGCCGAACTCGCAGCAGGAGGTCAAAGCCACCCTGCTGACCGGCCTCGTGAGCAGCGACAACGCGCTGACGTTCACGAGCAAGCTGGCCGGCGAACTCGGCAACTCCAGCTCGCTGCGGCTGGTCGACCCCGGCGCGAACAACGGCGCGGTGTCGATCAGCGTCAGCGGCCGCGACGTGACCGTGAACCTGGCGACCGACGTGTTAGGCTCCATCGGCACGACGGCGACCCAGCTCAAGACCGCAATCGAAGCTAACGCCACGGCCAACGCGCTGTTCACGATCACCAACACCGGCGCCAGCACTGGCTACGGCCACGTCACCGCACTGCGCCGCGCTGCGCTGACTGGCGGCCTGAATGACACCTTCCCGCTCAACACCCCCGTGCTGGTGCCAGGCGATGCCGCCATGGCCGCCAAGCTGGGCAAGTCCGGCACGCTCCCTGCAGCCATGGATGGCATTTTTGACCAGACCGGCGCTGTCGTAGTCGTGGTGCGTGTCGCCGTCGGTGTCGATGACGACGCCACAGTCAGCAACGTGATCGGCGGCGTCAACGTCACCACCGGCGCCTACGAAGGCGTGCACGCATTCCTGGGCAGCGAGTCGGCAAACGGTTTCTGCCCGCGCATTCTGTGCGCACCGGGCTTCACCGGCGACCGCACCAGCACAGCCAATCCGGTGGTGGCCGAGCTGGTCGGCATTGCCGAGCGCCTGCGCGCGGTGGTCATCGCTGACGGCCCGAACACCACGGACGCGGCGGCCATCACCTACCGCGGCGACTGGGGCTCCAAGCGCGTCTACATCGTTGACCCGGCGGTCAAGGTGCGCAACTCGCTGGGCGAGATCGTCGACCAGCCTGCCAGCGCACGTGTGGCCGGCCTGATCGCCAAGTCCGACAACGACCGCGGCTTCTGGTGGAGCCCGTCGAACCAGGTGATCAACGGCATCGTCGGCACTGGCCGCGACATTGACTTCACGCTGGGCGATGCGAACAGCCGCGCCAACCTGCTCAACGAGCAACAAGTTGCAACAGTGATCAGGCAGGATGGCTTCCTGCTCTGGGGCAATCGCACGGCCAGCGGTGACCCGAAGTTTGCTTTCTTGTCTGTGGTCCGGACAGCAGACATCATTAACGACTCCATTCTTCGTGCCCACATGTGGGCCGTGGATCGCAACATCACGCGCACCTACCTCGAAGACGTGGCGCAGGGCGTGAACGACTACTTGGCCCGCCTGAAGGCTCAGGGCGCGATTCTGGGTGGTGAATGCTTCCCGTCGGTTGGATTGAACACGCCGGCCAGCATTGCGGACGGGAAAGTCTTCTTTGACGTTCGCTTTACTCCTCCTTTCCCTGCCGAGCACATTACTTTCAGGTCGCGCCTTGTAAACGATTACATCGAAGAAATTTTGTAATCAGAAACAAAAAAGGCCCACTTCGGTGGGCTTTTTTATGCGTATTGCCAAGTGTATCCGTAGGCCGTTTTTCGATCACCATTGCAGCAAGACCACACATGCGCGTTGTTCGCCTTTGGGTGACCGTTGGAGCGCAGCCATCGCTTGGCATCGCCCGTTGAAACAAAAACAAGTCCAGTTTCAATGCACATGATTTTTTTTGCCCCATGCGCTTGAAGTTGTCGATCTGTAACCTTGTCCAGCTGAGCAAGCCGAAGTTTTTCTTTTACCTCTGGTCTGTTCATGGCAATTTCCCGTGCTGCTTTCGCGGCTTGAGAGGCTGGCTTGCCAAGTTTTGCAGCCGATTGTTTAGCCCGAGTCTCTAAGGAGCGTTTCCGGCCAAGATGAACAGCAATGTTTTTTGATATGGATTCTGGGGTACTTTTTGCTGCGCTCAAATTCCTGCGCTGTTCATCAGGCATGATGCGGCCTGCAACCCCTTCGCCTCCATCGGTCAGATTTATAAGACAACCAAATCCGCAATCTTGGCGTCCATGCATTGCAATTATTTGCTGCTCTAACTCCAAGGCAAACCAATCCTGCAAGCCATCCATAACAATTTCAACGACAACGCCGTGCTTGGCCGCAATGTTTTTCCAGTGCCTTGACCTAGTGTAAGTAAACCAGGCCCGTCGACCGACACCCTTCCCCACATAAAACACCTCGCCCGTGGTGGCCTTTCGGTGTTCGTAGACGTAGAAATCCTGGGGCAGTGATGCCGGTACTGGTGTGATGTTCAAGGGGTCTCTCCCGTAAAGGATCGCCGTATTGAAGGTGCGCGGCAGGGAGATACGGGGCACCTTTTCGCCTGGCCGGGCTATCCGCGCGCTTCCACTATACCATGCAATGCTGATAGAATCGCATCATCCCTCTGGAGGTAAACACTTATGCTGCCCCGCCACCTGCGCAATTTTTCTGTGATGATCGACGGCCGAGGCTTCGCTGGCCGCGCCGATGAAGTCACCCTGCCGACCCTGGCCCTGACCACCGAAACGCACCGAGCGGGCGGCATGGACATGGGCGTCGAAGCCGATCTCGGCATGGAAATGATGGAGATGTCAATCGTCATCAGCGACTACGACGAGTCCGTCATTGCCGGCTTCGGCCTGCTGGGCGCCGGTGTCCCGCTGCGCATCATGGGCGCCATCCAGCGGCAGGGCGAAGACGCGCAGTCCGTCGTGATCCGCGCGCTGGGCGGCCTGAAGTCGCGCGAGGTCGGCACTTGGTCGACCGGCGGCAAGCAGACCACGACCCTGACCTACAGCCTGCGCAGCTACTCGGAGAGCATCAACGGCACCGAGTACGTGAACGTCGACGCCGAGAACATGGTCCGCGTGATCAACGGCGTCGACCAGCTGGCAAGCCAGCGCGCGGCAATCGGCCTGTAAACGCTTCACCCCAAACGGCGGCCGGAGTCATGACCGCGCCGCCTTTTTTTTTACCCAAGGAACGCACATGAGAACTGAGATCAAACTGAGCCACCCCGTGATGGTCGACGGCTGCGAGTACGCTGTGCTGCACATGCGCCGCTGCAAAGTCAAGGATCGCCGGCTGGCCGCCAAGCAGAAGACCGACGAGGACAAGGAAATCACGCTGATCGCCAACCTGTGCGAGGTCCCCCCGGGCGTCATCGACGAGCTGGACACCGTGGATTACTCCAAGCTGCAGGAAGTGCTGGCGGGTTTTTTCGGCATGAATACGGCGCCCTGATGGCCATGGCCCACAACCTCGTGCGCCTGGGGTACTCGCACACCGAGGTGATGGACATGGACGAGGACGAGGTGGCCGAATGGCTGGGGTACGCCAAAGCCTACAATAAAGCGACTGGCATCACAGAAAGCTGAGCATGAAGGGATCGACGGCCGCGCGTGTAGGGATCGAAATCGGGGCTGCCTTCTCGGGCAGCTTCAAGTCCGTTTTTGGCACGGCCAATGGCGAGGTCCAGAAGATCGGCGGCGCCATCAAGGGCCTGGAGGCGCGGCAGAAAGAGCTGAACGCCACGATCAAAGAGCAGGAGCGGCTGGGCGCCAAGGGCTCGCCGCTCAAGGTGCTCTACAGCCAGCAGGAAATCGACGGCATCACGCGCAAGATCGCCAAGCTGCGAACCGAGCAGGAGCGATTGACCGCGGCCAATGCTGGCATGCAGCGCGGCAAGTCTATGATGGGCAGCGCCGGGATGGCGCTGGGCGCCGTGACGGCAGCAGCGGCTACCATGGGCGCATCGGTCATCCAGGCCGCGAGCTTCGAGAGCGCCATGCTCGGCGTCGCCAAGCAAGTCGACGGCACGCGCGATGCATCCGGCAAGCTGACGCAGGTCTACTTCGACATGGCCAAGCAGGTGCAGCTGCTCGGGCGCGAGGTCCCGATCGCCACCAACGAAATCGCCGAGATGGTGGCTGCCGGCGCTCGCATGGGTGTTGCAAAGGACGAGCTGATCCAGTTCACCCGAACCGCGTCAATGATGTCCGAAGCGTTTGAGCTGCCAGCCGGTGAACTGGCCGAGCAGATGGGCAAGATCGCCGGCCTCTACAAGATCCCGATCCCGGCCATCGGCGCGCTGGCCGACACGATCAACTACCTCGACGACAACGCCATCAGCAAGGGCGGCGACATCATCGAGTTCATGACCCGCGTCGGCGGCGTGGCTGGCGCCATCAAGATCACCGACAAAGAGGTGGCGGCTCTGGGCTCCACCATGCTGACCCTGGGCGAGCGCACGGAGACGGCGAGCACGGCGACCAACGCCATGTTCCAGAAGTTCGCGGCTGCCGACAAGGGCACCAAGAAGTTCAAGGAGGCGATGGACGAACTGGGCCTGTCCACTGCCGAGATGCAGAATGGCATGCAGCAGGACTCCATGGGCACCATGCTCAAGGTGCTGGATGCCGTTAGCAAACTTGACCCCGGGCAACGGCTGGGCGTGCTGACAGAGCTGGTCGGGCTTGAGCATGCCGACACCTTGGCGAAGCTGGCGACCAACACCGGAGAGCTTCGCAAGCAGCTGGAGCTGGCAAACGGCGAGATGGCCAAGGGCAGCATGCAGCGCGAGTTCGCGGCGCGCCTGGAGACCACAAGCGCGCAGTGGACGATCATGAAGAACCGCTTGACCGAGGTCAGCGTGAACCTCGGTTCGATGCTGCTGCCGACCATCAACCAGGTGATGGGTGCCATCGGCTCCGTCACCGAGTCGGTGGTTTCCTTCGTGGACGAAAACAAGGAGCTGGTGGGCAACGTGCTGGCCGTGGCCGGCACCCTGGGCGCGCTGTTCGCGGCCTCGAAGATCGCCACGTTTGCCATCGGCGCGATCACGTTCGCGTTCCACGCGCTCAAGCTGGCGATGATGACAAACCCCATCGGGCTGGTGCTGACCGCGCTCACCGTGGCCGGCGTGCTGCTCTGGAAGAACTGGGAGGGCGTCAAAGGCGGCATGGTGGCGATCTGGGAGACCATCCGCGACACCGCTCTGTCGGCATTCGATGTGGTCAAAACCAAAGTCGGCGCCGTCATCGACTGGCTAGCCGAGAAGACCGCGTGGATCTTCGCCACCGTCGATAAGGTCAAGGCAGCGGCCAGTGGCATCGGTGACGGTATTGGCAAGGCATGGACCGGCGCCAAGAGCTTCGTCGGCATGGGGCCGTCTACCTCACCCACGACTGCCGCTGCACCGCTGGCCGGCGTGGCTGCGGTGCCCGCTGCGGCTGGCAGCACGGCGACCAGCAACACGAGCATCAACGCGCCGATCACGATCAACGGCGCCACTGACCCGGCGGCGACCGCCCGCGCGGTGCGCGCCGAACTCGACAAGCGCGAGCGCGAGCGTGCTGCAGCGCGGCGCGGTCAGATGACCGACGCTTTGGGGTACTAGATGCGCAACTACATGGCCCGCCTGGGCGAGTTTCAATTCGGCATCGACACGGCGGCATTTACGGAGCTGAAGCGCTCCAGCGCCTGGCGGTGGGAGGCCAAGAACCGCATCGGCCGCGCGCCTGCGATGCAAAGCACTGGCCGCGATGCCGACACGATCACGCTGTCCGGCGTGATCTATCCGCACTGGCGCGGCGGCCTGGGGCAGATGGCCGCCCTGCGCGCGCTGGCCGGCACGGGGCAGCCCCAGCCGCTCGTGTACGCATTCGAGAACGCGGGCCAATACTGCGGGCGCTGGTGCGTCACGTCGGTCGAGGAGACCCGAACCGTGCTGTTTGACAACGGCCAGCCGCGCCGGATCGAATTCGGGTTGACGCTGCGCGAGTACGGGGATGATGGCGACACCGACGGGCTGCTGGCGCCGGCTGCTGCTGCCCTGCCCGCTGCCGCCATCGATGCGCCTGCCGTCGCTGCGCAAGCCACGGCGCTGGCCGACACCGCGCAGACCGTGACAACGCAGGCCGGCGCGCTGGACGCAATGGCGTCAGTGGCCGCCACCATCGGATCGGTCACGAGCGCCATCAGCAACGGCATCAGCGCCGTGATGAACAGCGATGCCGTTCGCCTGGCCAAGACCGCTGTCTCGACCGTGAACGAACTGCAGGCCCGCGCCCGCGCGCTGGAAAACGGCGCCCGTGGCTTGCGCGCTGCCCTGGGTGACGTGACCAAACTGCCTGCCGCCCTGAGCAACCTGGGCACCGCAGCCGGCGCGGCATCGGACACCATGAGCAAGGCATCGGACGGCCTGACGCTGGCCGCTGACCGCTACCGTGGCGCGGCACCCGGCACGCTGCACGCAACGCAATCGAAGTCGGCGGCCGGCGTGCTCACGCAGATGGCCGATGCCAGCGCATCGATCCAGACCACCGCCGCGCATTTGAGGATCCTGTTCTGATGGCCGATACCGCGTACCTGTCGGGCGAGGGTGACACGCTCGATTACATCTGCTGGCGCTTCTACGGCCAGCAATCGGGCGCCGTCGAGTCGGTGCTGTCCGTCAACCCGGGGCTGGCCGACCTGGGCCCGGTGCTGCCGCTCAACACGCGCGTGGTCCTGCCTGACCTGTCCCGCCCGGCGCAGGAGGTGCAGCCGATCCGACTGTGGGGCTGACCGGTGCAGATCGCTTACAAAATCACCGCCGACGGATCGGACATCACGCCCCTGCTGGCCGACCGCCTGCTGGCCTGCGAGGTCACCGACCAGGCTGGCGTGACCTCGGATCGCCTGACGCTGACCATCGACGACCGCGATGCGCGCGTGGCCATCCCGGAGACCGGCGCCCAGCTGCGCGTGTGGCTGGGGTACGTCGGGCAGACCCTGGCCAGCATGGGCACCTACACCGTCGACGAGGTGGAGGTCCGAGGCCCTGCGCGCGAGATGACCATCCGGGCGAACGCAGCTGACATGACCGGCGAGATCAAGGCGCCGCGAGAGCGCAGCTGGGACGGCGTGAGCCTGGGCGATATAGTGCGCAAAATCGCTAGCGAACACCGATTGATTGCAGCTATCAGCGCAGAGCTGGCAGCGGTGCAGCCGGGCCACATCGACCAGACCGAGAGCGACATGCAGCTGCTGACGCGCCTGTGCGGCGACCAGGGGGCTACGTGCAAGGTGGCCGATGGCCGGCTGGTGGTGGCCAAGCGCGCGGCGGGCAAGGCGACCAGCGGCGGCGACCTGCCAGTAGCGCAGATCAGCGCCGGTGACTGCGAGAGCTGGACGGCCAACATCACCGAGCGCGGGCGCTACAAAACCGTGGTCGCGCAGTGGCACGACCTCAAGACCGGCAAGCGCAGCGAAGAGCGGGCCGGTAGCGGCAAGCCGGAGCTGACGCTCAAGCACGCCTACCAAAGCCGGGACGCAGCCAAGCGCGCAGCCAAGAGCCGGCTGGAGGCGATGGACCGCAGCGGGTACAAGCTGCAGATCGCGGGGCTGATCGGAGACCCTACCATGAGCGCGGAGATGCAAGCCGAGCTGTCCGGGTTCCGCGCTGGCATCGACGGCCCTGGCTGGGTCATCAACTCGGTCACGCACAGCTTCGGTGATGGGGGCTATACGTGCGGGGTGGAGTTGGAAGCGGTATAATTTACGATGTAACCAACTTGACCAAGGAAGCATCGTGAAATTCAACCTGCTGCAAGGCGATTGCCTCGACCGTCTGAAAGAACTGCCGGACAACTCGGTCGACTCGATCGTGACGGACCCGCCCTATGGCTTGACCGCCAACAAAAAGGGAGGCACGGGCGTCGCCAGTGTGAACCTGGAAAGCCCATACGGAAGGGCGCGCATCGGCACCGGAAACGGCGCAGGCGGTTTCATGGGGCACAAGTGGGACAGTGACGTGCCGAGCATGGAAGTGTGGGCCGAATGCCTGCGCGTGCTCAAGCCCGGCGGCCACCTGCTGGCGTTCGCTGGCACGCGCACGCAGCACCGCATGGCCGTCCGCATCGAAGACGCCGGGTTTGAGATCCGCGACATGATCGCCTGGGTATACGGGTCGGGGTTCCCGAAGTCGCGCAACATCGCCAACGACATGGACGGAGAAGACGGCGCTGCATGGCAAGGCTGGGGCACCGCCCTGAAACCCGCGCTGGAGCCGATCACGGTGGCGCGCAAGCCGCTGGTCGGCACCGTGGCGGCGAACGTTCTGGAGCACGGCACGGGGGCGCTGAATATTGATGGGTGCCGCGTGGGTGACTTCCAGAACACCACGCCGAGCGGCGTTGATCGTCGCAACGCGGCGCTGGCCGATGCGGGGTATCGCCCAGGCGCCTACCAGATGGGCGCCAAGGTTCCAGATGGACCCGCCGGCCGCTGGCCCGCCAACCTGATCCACGACGGCAGCGACGAGGTGGTGGCGGGGTTTCCCGACAAGGCCGGCGCATCGGCTCCCGTGCGTGGCACAGAAGCCAGCGCGGCGAGTGTCGGCAATGTGACCGGCGAGCGTGCGCGAGTGCCCGGCGCATTCCACGGCGACGCGGGCAGCGCCGCCCGCTTCTTCTACTGCGCGAAGGCAAGCCGAGCCGACCGTGGCGCCAAAAACATCCACCCAACCGTAAAGCCCACCGACCTGATGGCCTACCTGTGCCGCCTGGTCACGCCGCCCGGTGGTGTGGTGCTGGACCCGTTCATGGGCAGCGGCAGCACCGGCAAGGCCGCGATGCGCGAGGGCTTCCGGTTCATCGGTTGCGAGCTGTCGCCCGAATACCTGGCCATTGCGCGGGCGCGCATTGAGGCGGCCAGCAAGCCGGCAGAGCCGGCGAACGACAAACCGACGCCCGACCTGTTCGCTGGCGTCGCATGAAAGCCCACGACCGCAGCGGGTCCGGCGCGAGCCGGGGTCATCAGTGCTGTGCCACCAGTCGGCGTTTGCTGGGCTGGTGGTTTTATGCTTTTTGTTGTAGTTCAAATGGCGCGTGCGATAGAATCCAGCGAACCCACGCCAATTTTGCCGCCACATGAACGAAGCCACCAGCCACACGATTGACGCCACCGTCGCCTCGGTCAGCAGTAAAGCGACATACACCGGCGGCGGCATGATGATCAGCGGCTGGTTCCTGTCGTCTGAGTTCGCTGTTCTGGTCGGCATGCTGATCGGCGTGGGTGGTTTTTTCGTCAACTGGTACTACAAGCACAAGCTGACCAAAATTGAGATCCGCTTGAAGGAAGAGCAGGCAGCCCGAGAGCGCGAGGAGCACGCGGCTCGCATGGGGATGTACTAGTGAAGGCCCCGCGTCTCATCATCGGCGCGCTGACGCTCAGCGCATCGGCCCTGATCGGCCTGGCCGTGTCCGAGGGCTACACCGACCGGGCCATCATCCCGACCAAGGGAGACGTGCCGACCCTCGGTTTTGGAACGACCACCCGCCCCGACGGCTCACCCGTGCAGATGGGCGACCGCACCAATCCCGTCGAGGCCCTGCAACGCAAGCAGCGCGACCTGGTGCGATTCGAGGGCGCCGTCAAGCAGTGCGTGCGCGTGCCGCTGTACCAGGCCGAGTACGACGTCTACGTGGACCACGCCTACAACATCGGCACGGCCGGGTTCTGTGGCTCGACGATCGTCAAGCGGCTCAACGCCCAGGACTACGCCGGGGCGTGCGACGCGATCCTGATGTGGCGGCGAGTCGGTGCGCAGGACTGCTCCCAGCCCGGCAACCGCGTGTGCTGGGGCCTGTGGGAGCGCCGCCTGGCCACCCACGCCAAGTGCAAGGCCGCGCAGTGATCCGCTTGCTGGCCGCAGCCCTGGCCCTGGCCCTGCTCGCGCTGGGCGTGCAGACGAACCGGCTGGCCGATGCGAAACTCGACGCAGCTGAGCAGCTGGCTACTGCCGAACATGCCGCGCGCACGGCCATCGAAGCGGCGCGCACCGAGGAACAACGCCGCACCGCAGAGGTGCAGAAAGCCGCCGATGAAGCCCACAAATCCCTGGCGCGTGCTCGCGCTGATGCTGATGCTGCCGCTGATGCTGGCCGCCGGCTGCGCGAGCGTATCGCCGCCGCCACCGCCGGCTGTCGTGCCGCCACCGGCGATCCCTCCGCTGCCAGCTCAGGCGAGGCAACCGACGCCACCTCCGATCTGCTTGCCGACGTGCAGCGCCGGCTTGACGAGGCTGCGGACGGAATTGCTCGATTCGCTGACCATGCCGCCACCGCTGGCCGCGCCTGCGAGCGGGGATATGACGCGCTAGGCTACAATCCCGCCGCGCGCCAAGGTCTTAGCCGCCTCGGACAATTCATCAACCCTTGAAACTGAAAGACAGTCTAGGGAGCCTGTTGAAAGCCAAAACACAAGCCCTGCTTCATGGGCACCGCGCAGAGAACCCGCTTCGGCGGGTTTTCTTTTTGCGGCTTGCGGTACAATCCCGGCGCGCCCCGTGATCCCGAGGGGTGGCAGTAAATCGGGATGCCATCACTTATTACAGAGTAAACCACTCAAGTATTGCCATCGTAAATTGTCTGGGCTATAATGGCCCTGCCCAAACAATTTACAAGGCAAACACATGAACCATCTCACCGGCGTGTTCCCCGACATGCCAAACGGCGAGTACCACTCGCACGTTCACATCGGGTCCAGCGGCTTCAAGCGGCTGGCGCAGTCACCGCTGCACTATTGGTCGGCGCATCTCGACCCGAACCGCGAGCGCCGCGAGCCCAGCCGGGTAATGGTGATGGGCACGGCCTGGCATACGGCCATCTTCGAGCCGCACCTGTTCGACGCCAGCTACGCGGCCAAGCCCGACATTTCGGCGGCCAGCACGGTCGCCAAGCTGCTGGACGAGGCCCTGACCGGCGGTCTGGACGCATTTAGCGCGAAGTACGTCGGCATCCCGGACGGCATCACGAAAACCAGCAAGGAAGGCAAGGCGCTGCTGGCCGAGATTGCCGAGAGCGGCCGGGTCGGCATCGAGGAATCGAAGCTGGCCGAGGTGCTGGATCTGGCGCCACCGCTGGTCGGCCGCACGCTGCTGTCTGCCGACGATCTGGATGCCGTCAAGGCCATGGCCGATGCCGCCCGCCTGCACCCGGTGGTGCGCGTGATCATGGCGCAGCCCGCTGGCGTGGCCGAGCAATCGGTGATGTGGGTCGACCCCGAGACTGGCGCGCCGTGCCGCATCCGCCCGGACTACGCGGTGCCGCCCTGCGATCTGTTCCCGCACGGCCTGATCGTGGACGGCAAGAGCAACGACGACAGCAGCCCCGAGGGCTTCGCGCGCAACTGCTGGAACGCGCAGATGTATTTCCAGGCCGCGTTTTACAGCGACGGCATGCAGCGCCTCTGGGGCACCAGCGAGCCGCCGACCTTCATGTGGATCTCGCAGGAGCGTGACGCGCCGTTCGCCACGGCGTGCTACTCGGCCGGTGCTGACTTCGTGCAGTACGGCCGCAAGCAGTACCGCCGCCTGCTGCGCGTGTTCGCCGACTGCCTGAGCACGGGCAAGTGGCCGGGATACCCGACCACCGTCCAGCCGCTGGCGCTGCCTGGGTGGGCTGAGAAACAGATTGCTGACGAGGTGGCGGCGTGAACCGAATCGAGTTTGGCGACTGCCGCGAGACCATGCGGCGCTGGGCGTCTGACGGCATCAAAACGCAGATGTGCGTCACCAGCCCGCCTTACTTCGGGCTACGTGACTACGGCCATGATGGTCAGATCGGGCTGGAGCAGACGCCCGAGGAATACATCGCGGCCATGGTCGAGGTGTTCCGTTGCGTGCGTGACGTGCTGGCAGACGATGGGACGCTGTGGCTGAACATTGGGGATAGCTACGCCACCCAAGGCGGCGCGCATGGTGGCCGCAACGACAACCAGCGCGGCGTCGGCGCAAAGCGCACACACGACAATGGTGGAGGCGACCAGCAGGCGCGTCGTGCTCCTGTTGGCCTGAAGCCCAAAGACCTCATCGGCATCCCCTGGATGCTGGCCTTCGCCCTGCGCGCAGACGGCTGGTATCTGCGGCAGGACATCATCTGGCACAAGCCGAACCCGATGCCTGAGAGCGTGACCGACCGCTGCACCAAGGCGCATGAGTACGTGTTCCTCCTGTCGAAGTCGGAGCGGTATTTTTTCGACAGCGAGGCGATGAAGGAGCCAGCGGTCGGCGCGAACCTGCACGATGTGACCGGGCGCACAAAGCAGCGGGGGCTGGCAGACACGTTCAAGCGCAAGGGAAGCAAGCGCGAGCAGGCCATCCCAGGGCAATCTGCTGGCACGCACCGCGAGGACCGGCCCGAGAGCATTTACGACCTGTTTACCCGCAACCGCCGCAGCGTCTGGACCGTCGCCACCCGCCCCTACAAGGGCGCCCACTTCGCCACGTTCCCGCCCGCCCTGATCGAGCCGTGCATCCTGGCTGGCAGCCGCCCCGGCGATACCGTCCTCGACCCGTTCATGGGCAGCGGCACCACCGCAGCCGTCGCGCTCCAGCATGGCCGCCAGTACCTGGGGTGCGAGCTGAACCCGGAGTACGGGCCGCTGCAGCAAGAGCGCATCGCGGCAAACGACAACCCTCAACGACCACTGATTGAATCATGACCAACTACCACCGCCCCGCCGACTGGCTGGCCGCCTGCGGCAAGACCCCGGAGCCCGAGACCCTTTCCACTCAGATCGGCTGCGATCTGGAGGAGACCGCCGAGCTGGTGCGCTGCCTGCGCGTATCGAAGGAAGGCTGGGCCCGCCTGCTGGAGCGCCTGGTGATCGACCTCGAAAGCCTGGGCGCAGAACTCCAGCGCGGCCAGCTGGTGGCGCATTTCCCGACGCACCTGCGCACCGAAGCGCTGGACGCCCCGTGTGACCGCGAAGTCACCGGCAATGGCGTGGCCTACCTGGCCGGCTTTGACAAGCCCGGCGCCGATGATGCCGTGCTGGACAGCAACGACGCGAAGCTGGTCGACGGCAAGCCTGTTTTTGTCGCCGGCACACTGAAGATCGGCAAGCCCGCCGGCTGGCAGGCGCCGAACCTGAAGCCTTTTGTCTGATTCCCACCCACCACCACCGAAAGGAAACCATGAAATTCGCATCACTCGCACTCGCCGGCCTGGCCGCAATGGCAGGCATCATGGCCGAACCGCCACGCCCTGAGTTCATCATAGACGGCCGCCGCACCCGCTCGCGCCGCCCGGCCGGCTCCAAGCTGGCCCGCATGGCTGCCAAGCGCCGACTTGGCATGTCCACCATTCGCTGAGGCCGCCACTCGACCGGGTGGCGGCGTGTTGAAATCGCCGACCGATTTGGGGTCTCTCAATCCTGCATCGGCTCAATTCTGTCCGGCAAAAGCTGGGCGCATCTTCAAGGAAAATCATGAGCGTTATTCAAATCCGAAAGGCCCAGCGCGAGGGCGCGCGGCTTGTCATCGGCCTGGCCGGCGTGTCGGGCAGCGGCAAGACGTACACCGCCCTGCAGCTGGCCTATGGCCTCACCAATGGCCACGCCGAGAAGGTTGGCTTCATCGACACCGAGAACCGCCGAGGCAGCCTCTACAGCGACGTGCTGGGAGACCCGTTCCTGATCGGCGACCTGAACGCGCCGTTCAGCCCCCAGCGCTACATCGACGCCATCAAGGCATTCAGCGATGCCGGCGTCGAGGTGTTGGTGATCGACAGCCTGAGCCACGCATGGGAGGGCCTGGGTGGCTGCCAAGACATCGCCAACGCAAGCCGCTTCCCCGACTGGAAAAACGCGAAGAAGGAGTGGAAGCGGATGATGGACGCCATCCTGCAGTCGCCGTGCCACGTGATCCTGTGCGTCCGCGCCCGGGAGAAGATGGACTTCAAGGACCCCAAGAACCCAATCCCGCTGGGGCTGCAGCCGATCATTGAGGCGAACGCGATGTTCGAGATGACGGCCAGTGCCATGATGCACGACATGGGCCGCAGCCAGGACGTCCTGAAAGTGCCCGCCGAGCTGGCCAGCATCTTCACCGGCAGCGGCTACATCACCGCCGACCATGGCCAGCGACTACGCGCCTGGGTTGACGGGGCCAAGCAGCTGGACCCGGCAGTCGAGCACGCCCGCGGCGTCCTGCAGCTGACCTGCGAGCAAGGGCTGGACGCCTTCAAGTCCGCGTGGAACGCGCAAACGCCGGCCGTCCGCAAGGCGCTCGGCACAGCCTTCCGCGACCAGTGCGCCGCCAGCGCTGGGGCGTTCGATGAGCAACGCGCCATGGCGACCAGCCAGCAGGAGCCCGATGCCGCCGTCGACGCGCTGAACCGGGCTGCGGCTGCCGCCGGCGAGCCGGACGCAGCACCGACGCCGGAACCTGCCGCTGCGCCGGCCGCGACACCCGCACCCGCACCCGCCGCGACCGTCGATGACGGCGAGGTGTTCTGACCACCAACCGAGACCGGCCCGGCAACGGGCTGGCGCATGAAATGACCAAAGCATCCGAGACCCAAGTCGGCGGCTACCATTACCGTATCATGGGCGACTTCCAGCCATGGGACGTGCTCAAGCACTGGCTGACGACCGAGGAATACCGCGGCTACCAGAAGGGCGTGGCCATCGCCTACCTGGCCCGCGAGCGCAGCAAGGGCGGCTCGCAAGACATCGCCAAGGCGGCCCACCACCTGCAGAAGCTGATCGAGGTGCTGGGCGAGCCGGTCGAGCCACTGCCGATCATCGACCAGCCGACGGACGGCGCCGCGTGCTGCGGCCAGCCGAACACCTGCGAGACGCCTTGCTTTCACGGCGGCGACGGCTGGATCGCATGGGCCGGCGGCGAGTGCCCGGTGCCGCTGACCACGCGAGTCGAGTTCCGCACCGAGATCGGCCAGAAGAACATCGTGCTGGCCGGCGCAGTCGATTGGGGTCGCCGCTGGGACGGGCACGACATCACCGCATATCGCATCATCACCACCAAAACCAACTGAAAGGAACATCATGCAGCTCATCGGACTCTGTAGGCTCGGCCGTGACGCGGAAGCCCGCACCGTCGGCGACAACACCGTCGCCAATCTCTCGCTCGCCTTTGATTACTACGACCCGAAGGCGGAAAAGAAGCGAAGCACCACATGGATCGACGCCGCCCTGTGGGGCAAGCAGGCGACCAGCCTGGAGCAGTACCTGCTCAAGGGCACACAGGTCTGCGTGACCGTGGACGACCTGCACATCGAAGAGTACCAGGGCAAAAACGGCGCCGGCACCAAGCTGGTCGGGCGGGTGACGCAGATCAAGCTGGCCGGTGGGCGTCAGGATGCAGCGGCTGCGCCGACTCCTGCCCGTGCGCCTGCTCCGGCTCCGCGACCAGCGCCTGCGGCTGCGCCTGCGCCGGCTGCCGGCGGTTGGGCGGCCGATGATGACTCTGACGTGCCGTTTTAGATCATGAACTGCGCCAAGTGTAACGAGGTCAAAAGCCTCGCCGACTTTTACAAAGGCGACCGCACTTGCAAGACCTGCAGGTGCGCCATGGTCCGCGCGAACCGGGCATCAAAGGCCGAAAAGTACCGAGCCTATGACCGCGATCGCGCCTTGCTGCCCAAGCGCGTCGACCAGAACAGGCGCGTCACGGCAGAGTGGCGTGCCAGCAATCTGGTCGAGCGGGCTGCCCAAGTCGCCGTCGGGAATGCGGTCCGCGATGGCCGCCTGTTTAAGTGGCCGGCCTGCGCGGTTCCAGATTGCGAGAGCACCCGCCCGGTCGCCCACCACCCGGACTACAGCCGACCGCTTGACGTCATATGGCTTTGCCAGGCCCACCACAAGCAAGCCCACGCCCTTGTCAAAACCCCAGCCGAATGAACCAGCGCCGGGCCAACGTCCGGCGCCCAGCTACACCATGCACACAATCCCACAATCCCGCCGCCGGTCGCTGATCGAAGCGCTGGCCGGCACCGCAGTCGGCTTCGTCACCTCGGTCCTTCTTTCGCTGGTCGTCTACCCGATGCACGGCCATGCCTTTTCGCTTGGCGAGGTCACGAGCATTACCCTGATTTTCACGGTCGCCAGCATCGCCAGGGGCTACGGCGTGCGGCGGTTTTTTGTTTGGCTTTGGAGGCAGGCATGAAATTCGGATCTGTCTGCAGCGGCATTGAGGCCGCATCCGTTGCGTGGCACCCGCTGGGCTGGAGCGCCGCCTGGCTGGCCGAGATTGAGCCATTCCCGAGCGCCGTGCTGGCGCATCACTACCCCGACGTGCCCAACATCGGCGACATGACCAAGCTGCTGGAACTGATCCCCAGCTGCGCTGTCGAGGCGCCCGACGTGTTCTGTGGCGGCACGCCGTGCCAAGCCTTTTCCGTGGCCGGCCTGCGCAAGTCCCTGGACGACGCGCGCGGCAATCTTTCACTGACCTTCTGCGAGATCGCCGATGCAATTGACAATGTTCGAGCTGCCCGAGGGGAGCAGCCAGCCATCATCTTCTGGGAGAACGTGCCCGGAGTCCTCAACACCAAAGACAACGCCTTCGGATGCTTTCTGGCAGGGCTTGCCGGCGAAGATGATCCGCTCGTCGCGCCAGGGGGCAAATGGACGAACGCAGGTTGTGTGCTTGGTCCCAAAAGAGCAGTCGCGTGGCGCGTCCTCGACGCCCAATATTTCGGAGTGGCCCAACGACGCCGCCGTGTGTTCGTTGTCGCAAGTGCTCGAAAAGGGTTCGATCCCGCCCAGGTTCTTTTTGAGTTCGACGGCCTGCGCCGGGATTCTGCGCCGAGCCGAGAAGCGGGGGAAGTCGCTCCCACCATCCCTAGCCGCAGCACTGCAGGCGGTGGCCTCGGAACAGACTTCGACTGCGACGGCGGAACCATCTGCGTAGCCACGGGTCAGGCCGGTGCCGAAATCGGTGCCGAAATCGGTGCCGACATGGCGCCGACGCTGAACTGCAACCACGAAGCGCCGTATGTGGCACACAGCTTGCGCGGCGAAGGCTTTGACGCCAGCGAGGACGGAACGGGGCGGGGGACGCCGTTGGTGCCGGTGTGCTTCAGCGCCAAGGACTACGGCGGCGACGCAATGACCGATCTGTCGCCGACGCTGCGCGCTGGGGGGCACAGCACCAGCCATGCAAATGCGGGGGTGATGCCGTCGGTGGCATTCGCCATCCAGGCAGGCGCACTGCGCACAAACCCCAACAGCGGTCCGGATGGCGTGGGCGTGCAGGCTGACCACGCATACACGCTGGAGGCCAGAGCCGAGGTGCAGGCGGTGGCAGTGGCCCTGCGCGGACGTGAAGGCGGGGCGACCGCAGAGCTGGGCGACGGGGTGCGGAACTGCCTGCGGGCCAGCAGTGGCGGCGGCGACAAGCCCCACGTTCTGGTGGCAGCGCAAGTAAGACGATTGCTGCCAGAAGAATGCGAAAAATTGCAGGGATTTGAGCCCGGCTACACCGCCATCCCCTGGCGCGGCAAGCCCGCCGACCAGTGCCCAGACGGGCCAAGGTATAAAAGTTTGGGCAACAGCTGGGCCGTGCCGAACGTGCGGTGGATCGGCCGGCGCATCCATGCTGCCGTGCTGGCGCTGGAACACGCAAACGACAACCGGCCAGCGGATTCGGGCGAGGTGGCAGCATGACCGCCATCTCCCTGCGCCCGTATCAAACCAATGTCGTCAACGCGGTGCGCGCCGCATACGCTCAAGGAAGGAGGTCGCCCCTGGTGTGTTTGCCCACCGGGGGCGGTTAGGTAAAACCACCATATTTGCCTACGTGACCACCAGCGCGGCCAGCAAGGGGCGCTGCGTCTACCTGATCGCGCACCGCGCCGAGCTGGTCAAACAGATCGCCATGACGCTGGCCCGGTTCGGCACCCGGCACCGGATCATCGCGCCGGGGCCGATCGTGCGGCAGTGCCAGGTCGAGCAGTTCAAAGCCTTTGGCCGCACCTTCGTCGACCCGCAGGCCCGGGTGTTCGTGGCGAGCGTGCAGACGCTGGTCAAGCGCCTGGAGGATTACCCGGCGCCGGACCTGATCGTGGTCGATGAGTGTTTTCCGGCTGGCACACTGGTGGACGGAACTCCAATTGAAGATCTCAAAATTGGCGACATGGTGCGCTCAGTGAATCACTTTACTGGCATAATCGAACGAAAGCGCATCACGCGGCTCTTCAAAAGCCCGCCGAAGTCGCTTTGCACCGTGCACCTAGATGATGGCACGGCCATTACATGCACTTCAAACCACCCGTTTTTTGTGCCATTTCATGGATACTTTGATGCATCAAAACTCACACCAGGAATGCCAGTTTTCAAACTGCAAGCAGTGCCAAGCGGCTGTCCCGATAGTGACGCAATACCAGAAGGCGCGTCTAAAAACGCCGGGCTGGGTGTTTTGTGGCCCGGAGTGTTCAACCAAGTACCGGGCAGCGATCTCATCGGCGACCATGGCCATGACAAACAAGAAATACGCATCGGACAGAATGAAGGCGCGCAATCCGATGCGGATGATCGATGCCCGTCAAAAGATGCGCGCGACATTGATCGCCATGGGCCACAAGCCAGTCGTGCGTGGAGGGAATGGGCAGGGAATGACGGATGCACAGGCTGCAATTCTGTTCAAGCTGAGGGAGTCGCATCCGGATGCCGCAGCGGAGCACATTGTTCCAGTCAAAAAAGGGCGGGGCAATGGCTACCCGACGCACTACAAGATCGACGTGGCGATACCATCAAAAATGATTGCAATCGAAGTGGACGGGCTCAGTCATTGCTCGATAGATCGGCAACAGCAGGATCGCAAAAAGGACGATCTTCTGACTTCTCTAGGGTGGCGCGTATTCAGGTTCACGAACCGGCAAGTGGCGGAAAATTTGGAGATTTGCTGCCGGACGGTTTTGTCTACAACATCGAGGTAGAGGGCAACCACAATTATTTCGCTGACGACGTGCTGGTGCACAACTGCCATCACCTCACGCTGGACAGCACTTGGGGCCGGGTGGTCAGCGCCTACCCGGCGGCCAAGCTGCTGCCGGTGACGGCCACGCCCTGCCGGCTGGACGGCAAGGGCCTGGGCCTGGGCGCGGGTGGCTTCGCCGACGAGCTGGTGATGGGCCCGACCATGCGCGAGCTGATCGACGCCGGGTTTCTGTCGCCGTACCGGATCTTCGCGCCGCCGAACGCGCTGGACCTATCGGGCGTGCGAACGCGCATGGGCGACTACGCCAAGGACCAGCTGGCAACGGCCATCGACAAGCCTGGCATCACGGGCGACGCGGTGCAGCACTACCAGCGGCTGGCCGCCGGCAAGCGCGCCGTGGCGTTCTGCGTGTCGGTGGCCCACGCCCAGCACGTTGCGGCCGACTTCAATGCCGTCGGCGTTCGGGCTGAGCATCTGGACGGCACGCTGGACGCGCTGGAGCGTGACCGGATCATCAAGCGATTCGAGGCTGGAGAAACGCTAGTTCTATCGTCTGCCGAGATCGTCTCTGAGGGCTTCGACCTTCCCGCCATCGAGGTGGCCATCCTGCTGCGACCCACTCAGTCGCTGAGTTTGTACATCCAGCAGGTCGGCCGGGCTCTGCGCACGTTCCCCGGCAAGCGCGAGGCGATCATCCTGGACCACGTTGGCGCCGTGGCCACCCATGGACTGCCCGACGAGGACCGGGAGTGGTCGCTGGACGGCGTAAAGCCGAAGAAGCGCGCGGCCAACGACAACGAAGCCCCAGACGTAAAAATCACCACCTGCACCAAGTGCTTCACGATCCACCGCCCAGCGCCTGAGTGCCCGACGTGCGGCCACGTCTACCCGGTGCACCAGCGAAAGGTTGAGCAGGTAGACGGCGAGCTCCAAGAGCTGACCGCCGATGCCATGGAGGCCCTGCGCCGCCAGAAGCGCGCCATGCAGGGCCAGGCGCAATCGGTCGAGCAGCTGGTCGCCCAGGGCATCAGCCGCCCGCGGGCGGTCAAGATCCTGCAGGCACGCGAGGCCAAGGCCGCGCTGGTCGGCGAGATCATGGATGCTATCGAAGCGCACCGGCAGGCGACCGGGTTGGGCGTGTACCAAGCCTGGGGCGTGACGCTGGGCGACATCCGGCGACTCAAGCCGAAGGAGCTGCACGCGCTGCATGCCAGAATAACCGCTGAGTCTGCTCAAGTATTGGCAGCGTAAACAAAACTGGCGTATACTTCGCTACATCGTAAACAACCCGATGGAGCGCAAGATGAACAAGCCGGCACACTGGAACCCCGAGCACTTCAAGCCCGGCCAATCCGTCACATACAGCGGATTTAAGGCTTCGATAATTCGCCACTACCACGATGGTATGTGGGAAATCAGGCTCCCGGGCGGCTGCGCCTGCGTCAGCGGATCTCATCTAATCGCAGCCTGCACCATGCCACACTTCAACACCACCACCCAGCAGCGCGCCATCCTGCGCCGCATCAACGAGGCCGAGGCGGCGATGCTGCCGCCCGGCTGGAGCCAAGACATGCCGCCGGAGGCTGCGCCCAGCTGCTGCGGCCACGACTGCAGCCAAGGCCGGGCCTGCCCGCTGCGCCCGGCGCCTGCTGGCCGCACGCTGTCCGACGTGCTGGTCGATGCCGCCATGCTGCCCGTCGTCGCCATCGGCTGGCTGCTGGCCGGAGGGCCTGCGCGATGAACCGCCACACGCTCGAAGAAGCCTTCGGGCCTTACCAGCGGCACGGGCTGGTCGACCAGCCGCCAGTGCACCGCGCAGACAAAATCGTGCTGACCGCCTGCATCCTGGCCATCATCGCCGTCATCTGCCTGGCCTCGCTGGGCGTCATCAACTGAAAAGAAATCATGACCGTCGTTCAAACAAAATTCGCTGGCCGCAGCCCGTTCAAGCCCAAGAAGCCACGCAATCCGCCGAAGCCCGTCAACCTGGCGGTGGTCGCCATCGTCGATGACCCGCTGCCGCCCGGCCGTGCCAAGCGGTCGGCTGAGCGCAAGTACGACGCGCTGTTCGATGCCATGAAGCCTGGCCAGGGCCTGAAGTGCGAGCCTGCCGATGTCGGCAAGATCGCGCACGCTATGTCGGGCTGGATCAAGCGCCAGGGCCTGCGTGACCACGTCGCGCGCTCGACCAAGGACTACGAAGGCGACGCCGTCACCAAGGGCCGCGTGTGGCTGGTCAAGCTGGGCAAGAAGGGCGGTGCCTGATGAGCTGCTGCAACGGAAACTGCAACCAGGGCCGCGCATGCCCGGCGCGCGTGGCAAAGGCAGGGCAACGCTACCAGGGTCCAGATCCGCTGCCGCCCGGGAACTACCGACTGCTGGCCGTGCCGGTTGAACTGAAAGGCGGTGCAGCATGACCATAACTGCATTTATTCTCGGGCTGTCGCTGGGCGCATGCTTCGGCGTGCTGGCCGCTGCGCTGGCCATCGTTTCGGGCCGCTGCGCTCGTGAGGAGGGGGAGAAATGAGCAACGAATCGAAGTCGCTGGAGTTGGCGCTGGACATGGCCAACGATTTTGAACTTGATCTTTGGCGGGTCTGGAGCGGATCAGAAGTGGCCGCCGAACTTCGCCGCCAGCACGCGGAAATCGAATCACTGCGTGCACAGCTTGCGCAGCGTGTGCCGGATGGGTGTGTGGTCGCTGATGTTGGATTCCGCTGGGACGCCGAACGACAGCACCATGTGCCTAAGCTGGTCGTGGAGTTTGAGCCAGTACCAGCGAACAGCCCGTGCGACGCAAAGGGTTGGAAAGACCGCGACGCCGTGGCCGCCATGCTCTCCGCAGCGCCATCGCAGCAAGCGCCGGATGCACAAGAGTGCGAGTGGACCAATTGCCCTCGTCGTGTTGGTGATGTGTGCTGTAACGAGCAACAAGCGCCGGTTGCGCAGGGTGAGCCGGTGGCGTGGAAGCATGACTGCGCGGCTTTACTGCAAAACGATGTTGAGCTTTGGGTCGCACGATGCCCGCATTGCGGAAAGCCAAGAGACACCCACCCGCAACAGGCCAGCGAGCCGATGACTCCTGAGCAGATCAATCTAGCTTGGGACAGGTCATGCCTAGCAAACCCTACTGGCGCTCAGCAGCGATTCGTGTTTGCTCGCGCCGTCGAGCTCCACCACAAGATCGGAGAGAAACAATGAGCCTGACTGATGAGCAGATTGAAGCAGCCTACATGGAAGCGCAAGCCGGTGCACCTTACATGGGAGTTTGCACAAAGCGCCAGATCGCTGACGCCATCGAATCCGCAGCAACCGCACCGCTGCTGGAGCGCATCGCAGAGCTTGATGATATGAATACTCAACTGCGCGAGCAAAACACGGCGGTGGATACGGCATGCGCCGATCTTGAAGCACATATTGAGCAGCTTGAGCGAGAGCTAGCCACAGAGCGGGCCTTATCGTTCCGCGATCAGGTTGCAGAGCTTGAGCAACGCAACCGCGATCTTTACGAAGACATGCAGCGATTCAAAGAGCACGCACTAAACGAGAAGGACGCACGCATGGCGATTGAGCGAGAGCTTGACGCAGCAAAGGAACAACCATGATTGACATTGAACGCCTCGCCCGTGAGGCTGGGTTTATTTGGATTGACGACTATTTGGTCGGCGGCAGTTTGTCCGCTCCGCAACCAGACAAGCCGCTGCTTAAATACTTCGCCGCCCTAGTGCTGGATGAGGCTGCGAAGGTGTGCGATGAAGTGGCAGAGCACCCATCACTAGAGCCGCGCCATTGCGCAGCATCCATCCGAGCATTGAAGGAAAAGCCATGACCACACAACCCGAGCGCATTTATCACTGGATGAACACGCAACTCAGCATTGCGCGGTTTGCTGGTGGCTGCACGCTCAACGGCGCACGCTACGCCATCGCCTGCAACGAAGACGGCCATCCGCTGGTGCGCTGGGACGTGATGCAGCGCGAAGCCAAAGAGCGCAAGAAAACAGAGCAGACCGCCGTGCAGATGGGCTTGATCGAAAACGAGGTGAAGCCATGACTCTGCCGGCCGACGTCGCCCGATGCGCTGGCGTCCAGCTTGATGGCGATTGGCGCGAAGGCTGCGAGCAGTGCTTGCGCCGCACCTCTCCGGCAGGGCCCTGGACGCCGTGGATTGAGCCGCCTCACATCATCGTGTGCGAGTGCGAATACCTGATCGAGGCCCAAAAATGATCCAAGGCACCCTGCAAGCCGAAAACCAGCCCGAGCCTGGGCTGATCTTCCGCCGCTACGAGCTGCCCAACGGCCTGCCGCTGGAGACCTACGAGGTGCCGGCAACGGTCGTGCGCGCCCTGGGCATGGGCCGCATCCACGAGGCCTTGGACGCGTGGAAGCGCGGCGAGGCCCAGCGCGCGAAGACATCCAAGCTGGTCGTGGACATAGAAAAGCGGCTGGCCGATGGCACCAAGCCGCTGGCCATCGCGCACGAACTGGGCTGCAGCGATGCCTATGTGCGGATGATCCGGGCGAGGCTAGAATCCGGGCATGGCGCAGAACCCCGAGACCAAGATCCAAAACAGCGCGCTGCTGGCCGTCGGGTCTCGCTCGGACGTGCTGGCAATGCGGCTGCAAAGCGGAATGTTCCGGGCCTATGACGACCCCGACAAGATCGTCCGCATTGGCCAGCCAGGCCTGCCGGACACCATGATGCTGGTCGCTACCGAGATCACGCCTGAAATGGTCGGCAAGACCGTCGCCGTCGCCGTGGCCGCCGAGATCAAGACCGCCAGGGGCCGGCAGTCAGACGCCCAGCGCGCCTGGCAACGGGCATTTGAGGCCCGAGGCGGAACATACGAGCTGGTCCGCTCGCCCGACCAGATGGTCGCTTTGGTCGATCGGGTGCAGCGTGGCGAGTTCTGACCCCATCTACGCCGTGCGCGCCGCGGCCGTTCCGGTGATGATCGAGGCATTCGAGCTGGGCCCGGGCAATTTTCGCATCCGCCTGGCGCGCGGCATCGGCTGGACGCCGGAGCGATACGCGACACGCGCGCTGGTGCTGCCGCAGCTGCTGCGCATGCAGAGCTACACCCAGGCTGAGGCCCGGATGTGCAAGGCGATATGCACGCCCGAGCCATAGTTTCATGAGAGGGCAGCAGCCGGTCGCTACCTGGGGCGCGCGCATCGCCCTATCGGCTGCAGATGCGAGGACGGTGGCGGCCAAAACCCGATGGCGCCAATGCACCCGGGCCGGTGGATGCACACCGGTCCGGGTCGCTGGAAATAATATCCCCTGATTGCTGTCAGGTATGCTCGCAGTAAACAAAACACCGCTATACTTGTTTACATCGTAACGCAGCAAACAGGAGCCAATATGACCAGTTTCAGCAGGTGCTGAACGCAGCCCTGACCCGTGCTGTGCAGTCGTGCAACGAAGGCGCCGTGCAGGTAGCCCTGGCCAAGGCCGTCTCGTCGGTCATGCCCGATGTGCCCGCCGTCGTGAAGATAAGCGAGCTGCTGGACGCTGCCCGCGATGGCTTCAACAAGGACAGCGACGAGGCGTTCTACGCCTACTTCGAGCCCAGCCGCTTCGGCGAAAACGACGGCGGCTGGCTGTACCTGGACCGCGACGAGAAGCCCGGCAGCACGCTCTACAGCAGCTCGCACAAGGCCCGCGAAGACCGCAAGTACGACGCCCGGTACCGACTGGCGATCAACGGCGACGGCGATGTTTACGCCCTGCGACTGGAAGGCAAAGACATCACGCCGGTCTCGTGCCCGGACGTCATCGGCCGCTTCGACGCCCTGCTGATGGGCATGTACGTCGGACGCACCAAGCTGGAGATCGACATGGGCGACGACGATGTCGAGGCAGCGGCCAGCGCGCAGTACGACTGAGCACCACCCATCCCACCACCAACCGAAAGGAAATCATGGAAAAGCAATTCGCCCACATCGAGATCAAGCCGCTGGACAAGCGGCCTGATGACTGGACCAACCCCAAGGCCTGGCCCGGCCCCGGTCTCTACGCGCCGGCCAACGACAACGGCTGGCTGTCGCTGGTCACGGCCGACGGCGTGAACATCCTGTACCAGGGCCTGCCGGATGGCGCCGTCATCAACGACCACACGGGCATTCCGGACGGCATCAACGAAACCCTGCTGCTCAAGGCCATCGCCGCCGCCAGCCGCGCCGAAATGCTGAAGGGGGCCTGAGCCATGTTCAAGAACCTCACCATCTACCGCATCGAACCGGGCTGGTCGCCTGCTTTGGCAACCATTGAAACCGAGATGGACTCCGCCCGCTTCGTCGAATGCGGCCCGTCGCAGGACCGCGCCATCGGCTGGGTCGACCCGCGCGGTACCGGTGCCGACCCGCTGGTCGAGTCGGTCGGCGGCCAGCGCATCATGCGGCTGCTGATCGAGACCAAGACGGTGCCGGCCAGCGCGATCCGCAAGTACGCCCAGGCGGCTGCCGACGCGATCGAGGCCACCACCGGCCGCAAGCCAGGCCGAAAGGAAATGAAGGCCCTCAAGGAAGACGCCCAGCTGGCGCTGCTGCCCCAGGCTTTCCCGCGCCAGTCCGCTGTCTGGGTCTGGATCGACCCCGACGCCGGCCTGCTGATGCACGACGCCAGCAGCCAATCCAGCGCCGACGAGGTGGTCACCGCGCTGGTCCGAACCTTCGACGGGCTGGAGCTGACGCTGGTGCAGACGAAGGTGACGCCGCAGGCTGCGATGACTTGGTGGCTGGCCGACTACGAAGACGGCGGGCAACTGTGGGAAATGCACGGCCTGTCCATCGTCCGCGCCTGCGAGCTGCAATCAGCCGACGAGGAGCGCGCCAAGGTCAGCTTCAAAAACCACTACCTGGACAACGACGAGATCCGTCAGCACATCCGGGAAGGCAAGCTGCCGACCCGCCTGGCGATGGAGTGGGCCGGCCGCGTCGCCTTCACGCTGACCGAGGGACTGCAGCTCAAGAAAATCGAGTTTCTGGACGGCGTGTTCGACGGCTTCGATGCCGACGTGGCGATCATCACCGGTGAGCTGCAGCAGCTGATTCCAACGCTGGTCGAGGCGCTGGGTGGTGAACTGCAGCCGGAAGGCGGTGCGCAATGAGCGGGCAGCACACACAGGGGCAGCTGGAAATCCGTCGCACAGCCAGCGGAGAGATCAAGGAAATCGGGCCATTTGTGCCCGCAGCAGAGTTCTGTGGTGACACCTGGCTTGATGTTTCGGAAGAGGACGCCCGCCGTCTGGTGACCTGCTGGAATGCGTGCGAAGGCGTGCAGACGAATGAAATCGAGGAACTGGCGGCCATCGGTGGTGTGCCTTCCTTGATCACTTACAGCAAGGACTTGCGTGCTGAGCGTGACTTGGCATGGCAGCAGCGCGACCAGTTGCTGGAGATGCTGGAGGGGCTGCTGGATATTGATGGTCCGCAGCCTGGAACCAAAGACTGGGCCGACCGATCCCGCGCAGTGATCGAGCAGGTCACCGGCGCCCAGCTACACGGTCCAGGACTGCAGCTTCGTGAACACCAGCGCAGCCAACGAGCACACGCGCGCAGCAGTCGAGGCGCTGGCCGCATTGCTGGTCAACACCTGAGATAACGCGACGCGTAGCGGTCGCGTTGATTGATTAGTTATACGTGGAGACGAAATGAAAGCACTGAATTTAGCGAACAACAGCACGGCCAACAAGCGGCGCGAACTTGATTTTTACCCCACACCTCCAGACGTGACGCACGCGCTCATGCGGTTCTTGGGGTTGGAACGATGCGTGATTTGGGAACCTGCTTGCGGGGATGGTGCAATGGCGAACGTGTTGGCCGAATACGGGCACGATATTTTTGCCAGCGACATCAGGGAAACCGGATACGGCCAGGGCAGGGTTGATTTTTTGACCTCTGCCAGAGAGTGCGGAGCAATTATCACGAACCCACCTTTTGCTTTAAGTGAGGCGTTTATACGCCATGCGCTGACGCAGGCCGAAACGGTGGCAATGGTTTTGAAATCCCAATACTGGCACGCAGCCAAGCGCAAGGCGCTTTTTGAGGAACACCCGCCAGCATACGTGCTACCGCTTACGTGGCGACCTGATTTCATGGGTGGTGAGCGCGGAGGTGCGCCAACTATGGAAGTGCACTGGACTGTGTGGCGGCGCGGACAGACAGACACCAAATACCGCCTGCTTAGCCGTGGCGTATAACACCGAAGGCCAACGGCCGTAGGTCCGACTGGCGCGCAGAGTTGAACAACCAAACGGAGAACAGACGATGAGCAAACACACCCCCGGCCCTTGGGCCTACGCGCTGGAATACGGCCCGAACATCACCGAGCCACCGCGTATCACGACCGTGGCACGCTGCGCCAATTTCGTCATTGGCTTGCCGAGCGATTACCCAGGCGGGAACTACCGCGACGGCGACCCCTCTGGCGATGAAGAAGCAGACGCCCGCTTGATGGCGGCAGCGCCAGAGCTTCTGGAGGCGCTGCGCCATATTGAAGGCGTGGCCATGGCCGACGAACCGCGGGACCTTCCTGGCATTGTGCAGACGGCGCGCGCAGCTATTGCCAAGGCTACCGGCGAGTTGTTCAACACCGACGCTCAGGGGCGCTGAAAGCGTCCCGCTGGAGCACAGAGTTAAGCCACACACAACCGGAGCGAAAAGACCATGGAAGCAAACTACATCGAAGTCGAGGCCGAAGTGCGCTATTGGGAAGACAGCATCGTTAACGGTCAGGAAGACACAAAAGGAACGCTGATGCCGTTCCGTTTCGGCGCCAAGTGGTGCCCGACGATCAGGCTGGCAGACGGCTGGATTGTGGGCTGGCCAGAAGGCACAACGGCTGACGTGCATTACAAGGTCTGCGACCAGGGCGAATACTGGCTGGCGGCCGAAGATGGCCGCGTGGCGAAGTGGTCCGGCTTCTACGTGCCGGATTCATTTCTGTGCCACGGAGACTCTGGCTTTGGCGACTACATCATTTTCAAGGTTGGCGCGGACGGGAAGATTGAAGGCTGGGAGCAGCCAGACATCGAGCCAGAGCTGTGGCTTAACACCGAAGGCCAACGGGCGCGGAGCGGTCCGATTGGGCCGCAGAGTTCGACAACGTAAGGACGACCATGGACCGACTAGGAAAACTTGACGACTTGCCCGCAACATTGCGGAAGCAACTACGGCACAAGGCCGCAAAGCCAGGGCCAGAAGCGCGGGTTATTGACTCGCTAAAGGCTCTCGAAGGCACTGCCACAACTGACGAACTTTTGGTGAAGCAGTACCGGCTTTTCAAACTGGTGCCGGAAAGCCGCCGACATTTTCAGGCGTTGCTTTGCCGGATGCAGGCCCAAGAAATGATTGCCCGCAAAGGCTCGGGTGTGTGGGCGTTGTCGAACACCGAAGGCAGCCTTGAGTGAACCCACAGAACTACATCATCACGGGCGACGAGCCGGAATTCTTCGCGCCGGTGGACAGCTCTCTTGTCACAAAGCAGGAGCTTGAAACGCTTCTTCATTACGATCCGCTGACTGGAGTGTTTACAAGAAAAGTCACGAGCGGGGGGAGGCGAGCCGGCACTATTGCTGGATACAAAGGCAGCGATGGATATGTGGTGATCCGCGTCATGGGCAGGCTGTACATGGCCCACCATCTTGCTTGGCTTGCCTGCCGCGGCAATCACCCGAATGAGATAGATCACATCAACGGAGATAGATCTGACAACAGGCTCGCCAACTTGCGGGAGGCAACCAGGGCGCTGAACATGGGGAATGCGATCTGGCGCAAAGATGGCATGCCTCAAGGTGTCAGATTGGATGCAAGAAGCGGACGCTATCAAGCGAGGGCGCAGGTCGGAGGGGAGGTCCTGCACCTCAGCATGTTCAAAACAGCAGAAGCGGCCAGCAATGCCTACAAGTCGGCCAAAGCTGCGAGCGATCCGCTGTGTCGGGTAGCCAATCGTTGACAACGTACACAACGGAGCGTTTCCAGCGTAAAATTTACACAGTACCGCTACCACCAAAAAAACCATGACCGAAGACCAACAGCGCCGCAAGGCCGAGTTCGACCAGCTGTTCGACAGCTTGACCGGCAAGAACGTCGAGAAGATCCGGCGCATGGCCGACGTGCTGTGCTGCCGCGAGAACACCATCCGCATCTACCGCCTCAAGAAGCCCACCCGGGTGATCCCCGAGAGCAAGCTGCGGATTCTGAAGCGGGCGCTGGTTCCGGCCACGGCCCAGGGCTGATACCGGCGGCTATACTTTCCGCGCGGCATCTCCCTGCTCGGGTGCAGCGTCCCCTTTGTTGAGCAGGTGGAGAAATAGGTGATTCAATTCACATCGCACGACATGGCGCAGCACCGCGCCGACCGGCTGCGCAAGGCCCTACGCATCGCCATCGAGGTGGCCGGCATCACAGAGGCGCAGGCCGGCATGTTCATCGCGGGCATGCACGACCAGAAGGGTGAGCTCTGGATAGACTGGAGCATTGCACCGAGCGATCAACAGATGCGGGCCTTTGAGGCCGCATGGAGGCTGTGCGGCGAGGGAGTCGTGCACCATTCGCCCGTCAATCAATTCTGATGGGGTCTCGGCATGCTGATCCCAGAGGAACTCAAGGCACGCAAGCAGTGGCTGGTCTGGCGCTTCTTCCAGAAGCCTGACCAGAAAAAGCCATCGAAGATGCCCTACTACGCGACGACCGGGAACCTGCGCGGCTGGCCGCACGGCAAGCCACGCGACGGCGTCGCAACCGCCGAGCAGCCCCAGGTGGACCAGGGCCACGAGGTCGACCGAGCGCACCTCGTGGACTTCGAGACAGCCATGGAGCGCGCCGCGCTGTCCGGCTTCGAGGGCGTGGGCTTCGCGTTCCTGCCCGGCGACGGCCTGATCGGCATCGACCTGGACGCCGTCTGCCGCGACAAGCACGCGGCGATCCGTGACGCCTGCGGGACGTTCACCGAGGCGAGCCCGAGCGGCACCGGCATCCACATCATCGGCCTGGGCGAGTGCGAGACCTTCAAGTCCAACGACGTCGGGGTCGAGGTGTTCTGTGGGCGCCAGTTCTTCACGGTCACCGGCCAGCACGACAGCGCCAGCCCGCTGGAGCTGCGCGAGATCCCGGCTGATGCGCTGATCAAGCTGCGCCGCACAGTCGACCGCGCCAAGGAAGCCGCACGCGAGGCCCGCGGTGCTGCTGCGCCGGCCCCTGCCGCGCCTGCTGGCCCCTACGTGGCGCCGAACGCCGAGGCCAGCCGATACTGCCTGGCCGCGCTGGAATCGGGCGTCCAGCGGCTGCGCGCTGCCACCGAGGGCGGCCGCAACGACCTGCTGAACGGCGAGGCCTACGGGCTGGCCCAGCTGGTGCACACCGGCGGCATCAGCGAGGCGACGATCCGCGCGGCGCTGCATGACGCCGCCCAGGCCTGCGGGCTGCCACCCGGCGAGGCGAAGGCGACGATCGCCAGCGGCATCCGCGCCGGCCTGCAGCACCCGCGGCCGATCCCGCCGCGCGAGCCCCGGCAGCAGCAGGCCCCCAGGCCAGCCCCTGCCGAGCACATCGACCCGGAGACCGGCGAGATTCTGGACGATGCGCCACCGTTCGCGGCCCCGGCAAACGACAACGCCAGCATCGAGCCGCTGGACATCTTCGCGGAATACCCGGCGCCAGCGCTCGAGCGCGGCATGCTCCCCAAGCTGGTCGAGGATTACGCTTTCGAGCAGGCCGAGATGATCGGCGTCAGCCCTGCCATGGTGGCCATGCCATCGCTGGTCGCGTGCGCTGCAGCGCTGCATGACGGCGTGCGCATCCAGCCGAAGCGTTACGAGACCGCTTGGACGGAGAGCGCCCGCCTGTGGTGCGCCGTCGTGGGCTCACCGTCTGTTCGCAAGACGCCAGCCATGAAGCGGGCGACCAGTCGCCTGCGCAAGATCGACATGGAACTGCACGACGCGAATGCCCGCGCCCAGGCCGACTACGCGCAGCAGATGGAGCAGTACAAAGACGCCAAGAAGGAGGCCAAGAAAACCGGCGATTACGTCAAGTCGCCCGATGCGCCGGCAAACGTGCGCATGGTGGTCGAGGACATCACCGTCGAAGCCCTGTCCGAAGTGCTCAAGGACAACAGCCGCGGCGTGCTCTGCATTCAGGACGAGCTGTCCGGCTGGTTTGGCAGCATGGACGCCTACAACGGCGGTAAGGCCGGCGGCAAAGACCGGGCCCACTGGCTGGAGGCCTACAACGGCGGCGGCCGGGTGGTCGACCGGGTGATGCGCGGCACGCTCAAGATCCCGAACTGGTCGGTGAGCATGATCGGCGGCATCCAGCCCGACGCTATCCGGCGCATCTCCCAGAACATGACCGACGACGGCCTGATGCAGCGCTTCATGATCATCATCGGGCAGAACGCCGTGGAGCACGACAGACCGCCGGCATTCGAGGTAAACGCCCGCTTCGGCAATCTCGTCGATCACCTCTACGCTGTCGCGCCGTCCGGCGATCCTGTGGAGCTTACCGAAGAGGCCCACCAGGTGCGCGAGGGCCTAATGGCCTATGCCGCCGAGCTGGCCGATTACCCGGCCCTGCCTGGCGGACTGCGCTCGCACCTGGGCAAGTGGTCCGGCCTGTTCGCCCGCCTGCTGCTGCTGTTCCACGCGATCGACTGCGCAGACCGCCAGGTGCACCCGTGTTCGGTCCTGGCATCTGGTGGTGCTGCTTCTCGCGTTGACCGCCTGATGCGTCGCTTCCTGCTGCCGCACGCCATGGCGTACTACACCGACGTGCTGGGCGCATCGGGCGACCTGGAGCACGCCCGCTGGGTGGCAGGACACATCCTGAGCAAGCGCCTACACGTCATCAGCAACCGCGACCTGATGCAGTCATACAAGCAGTGGCGCGGCCTGGACGACTGGCGCCGTCAGCGCATCCTGCAGATGCTGGAGGACATGGGCTGGCTGATGCCGATGGGCGACGAGCCGCCGCGGGCAGGGCGACGCATGGCATCCAGCTGGGCGGTGGTCCCCGCGGTGCACCAGATGTTTGCCGAAAAGGCGGTCTCCGAGAGCAAGCGGCGCGACAGGATCAGGTCAGAGCTTGCGGCGATGCAGGCCAGGTGACACCAGCCCGCTTCGGCGGGCTTTTTAATGTCCCCACAATTCAGTCGGGAATGGTTACGCTGTAAATACTTGGGCTATACTGGAGGCATACCAGCAACCGATCGAAAGGAACCGCAAAATGAAAACAGCACTGTTCAACTGCCGCCGCTACAGCACCCTGGCGATGGCGCAAGACGCGGCAAGCCGCCAGCATTACATCGTTCCGGTCCTCATGGGTGA